TAGCTAAAGAAGGTATGGACGAAGGTCTTACAACAGGTAAATGGAAATCACCAGAGCAAGCAAAGATGGCACGAAACATTGCAGAGACTGCTGGTAAAATTGGTAAGACGGGAATAGGTGCTAGAATTATGGCAGAACTTTTTGGTCCTGTTGCTTTAGCAGCACTTCCAGTATTTGAAGTAGGGATTGCAGGTTATGATACAATTACATCAGGCACACCTTTTAAAGAAGCAGCCAACAAAACATTATTACATTATGCAGCAGGAGATAAAACAAAAGCTGATCCAGAAAAATTAAAAAGAGCAGATATTTTAAAAATGTCAGATGGACCTGAAAAAGAAATGTTAATTGGTCTTTTTAGCAATATGGGAGATCTAGATCGTGTAATGAATTTATATAATAAAAAGTATAGTCAAACGCAAAATAAAGATCAATACGAAATGGTAGACATGATGGGTTATGGGGATGAGGGTGCTTCAGCTGCACAAGCACAAAAACAAATAGACGCTATTGGAAATAAAATTGCAGAATATAATGCGCAAGGAAAAGATTATATGACTTTGTCAGAACGTGTTCAAGATCCGTATGCTAGAGGTTTATTAGAATCAAAAGAAGGAGAGCTTCTTGCTAAACGAGATGCAAATTCTTTGTCATCAGGATTATTTGGAACAGAAAATCCTTATTACACTTCACCTACTTCATCATATACTGGTGAAGTTTTACCAGAAAGAATTAAAGCAATGGAAGCTGAAGGTCCTTCTTACAAACCAGGAAAATATGGAAATGTTGATTTTAATCCTGGAATAGCTAAAAACAAAAGAACATATAGTCGTGAAGAAATTATAGATTTTTTAGAACAAAATAATTTAGATTACACAGATAAAGGTGTAGATAAAGTTCAATTAGGTCTAAATAGTGAATACTTTAAAGATGTACTTAAACAACCAGGTATGTTAGGTACACAATATTCGGAAGGAGGCATAGCTAGTTTAAATGTCAATAAAAAATAAACCAACAAACAAAAAACCAAATTTAGCACAAAAGCTTCAAGCTAATCCTGGTTATAAATGGTGGGCAGTACCCCCTAAAAAGGGACCGCTATCACAGGGGTTGAAATTACCACCAAAACAAGTTAAGAAAGTCTAGGAGAAAATATATGGCAGATATAGATAAGTCTCTCCCTAACGATAAACGACCTGAAGAAGTTGCAGAAGAGGTTAACGTTGAGGAAATTTTAGAGACAGAAAAAGGACCAGTAGAAGTTACAGAAGATGAAGAAGGGGCTACAATTGATTTTGACCCTAGTGCAATGCAAATGCCAGATGGCGGAGATCCTTTTGCAAATCTAAACGAATTACTTCCAGAAGAAGATACTGATGCCATGGGTAATCAGTTACAACAAGATTACATGGAATATAAAATGTCTCGTAAAGAATGGGAACGAGCATACATAGAAGGTTTAAGCTTACTAGGATTTAAATACACAAACAGAACAGAACCGTTTCAAGGAGCAAGTGGTGCAACTCACCCAGTTCTTGCAGAAGCAGTTACACAGTTTCAAGCTTTAGCTTACAAAGAATTATTGCCTGCAGATGGACCCGTTAGAACAATGGTGATGGGTAAATCAGATCCACAAAAAGAAATGCAAGCACAAAGAGTTAAAAATTTTATGAACTATCAGATCATGGATCAGATGAAAGAATATGAATCTGATTTTGATCAAATGTTATTCTACCTACCTCTCTCAGGTTCTACTTTTAAAAAAGTTTATTATGATGATTTATTGGGACGAGCTGTTTCTAAGTTTGTTCCAGCAGATGACTTAATTGTTCCGTATACGGCTACCTCATTAGACGATGCAGAATCAGTCATCCACGTTGTCAAGATGTCAGAAAACGAATTAAGAAAACAGATGGTATCTGGTTTCTATTCTGACATCGAGTTGACAAAACCAACAGATACAAACACAAATGATTTAGAAGAAAAAGAGAGAGAAGTAGAAGGAGTTACAAAATCCCAAAGAACTGAAGCCTTATATACAATTCTAGAATGCCACGTTAATCTAGACTTGGAAGGTTTTGAAGACCTTGGCCCCGACGGAGAGCCAACGGGAATAAAATTGCCTTACGTCGTTACAATCGAAGAAGGCAGTAGGAAAGTTTTGTCTATTAGACGAAACTTTGCGCCCAATGATCCAAAGAAAAATAAAATCCAATATTTTGTCCACTTCAAATTTCTGCCAGGACTAGGATTTTATGGCTTAGGATTAATTCACATGATTGGCGGATTGAGTCGTACTGCAACTGCGGCTCTCCGTCAGTTATTAGACGCTGGAACATTATCCAACCTACCCGCAGGATTTAAGCAAAGAGGTGTCAGAGTAAAAGATGATGCCGCAAACATACAACCAGGAGAATTTAAAGATGTTGACACTCCAGGTGGTAATCTAAAAGATGCTTTCGTATTCTTACCTTACAAAGAACCATCAGCTACACTATTGCAGTTAATGGGAATTGTAGTTCAAGCAGGACAAAGATTCGCGTCCATTGCTGACATGCAGGTTGGGGACGGGAATCAACAGGCCGCTGTTGGTACGACCGTGGCTCTTTTAGAACGTGGTTCAAGAGTGATGTCAGCAATCCATAAAAGACTTTACGTAGGTCTAAAACAAGAATTTAAATTACTTGCCAAAATATTTGGTGAGTCTTTACCACCTGAATATCCTTATGATGTTCCCGGTGCATCAAGAAATATTAAAGCAACAGACTTTGATGACAGAGTAGATATTTTACCGGTAGCTGACCCTAATATATTTTCTATGAGTCAGAGAGTGTCACTTGCACAAGAACAATTAAGATTAGCAACTTCTAATCCACAAATGCATAACATGTATATGGCTTACAGAGGTATGTATGAGGCAATCGGTGTAAAAGATATTGATAGAGTCTTGCCACCACCTCCACCTAATCAACCAAAAGATCCAGCATTAGAACACATCGATGCAATGGGTATGAAACCTTTCCAAGCGTTTCCAGGACAAGATCACAGAGCACATATAACTGCTCACTTAAATTTTATGTCTAGTAACTTTGTTAGAAACAATCCTAGCATTACTGCAGCATTAGAAAAAAATATTATGGAGCATATATCATTGATGGCACAAGAACAGGTACAACTAGAGTTTCCACAGGAAATGCAGATGTTACCACAACTACAACAAATGGCTGTGCAAAACCCGCAGATACAACAACAGCTACAACAAATATCTCAAAAGATAGAAGCCAGAAAAGCTTTATTGATTGCTGATATGACAGAAGATTTTATGAAGGAAGAAAAACAAATAACATCTCAGTTTGATCATGACCCATTACTTAAATTAAAACAAAGAGAAGTAGATTTAAAAGCCATGGAAGGTGAACGTAAGATGAAAGAAGACGAAGCTAGAATCAATCTTGACAGAGCTAAAATGGTACAAGCAAAAGATCTAAATGATAAGAAACTTGAACAAAACGAAGATTTAGCTCAACTAAGAGCTGATACAGCCATTGAAAAATCAATGATGTCTGCAGATGTTAAACTAACATCAGACGCTATGAAAGCCCGAGACGTAAATGTCTTGAAAGGGCCGAAAAGATAGTATAATAACAATTAGGAGAAAATTATGAAGGACCCAAAAATAACAAAACCAGTTGGAGTAAACAAAGACGGTTACGCTAGTGGCGGAGTAGAGATAGAAACACCTTCTCAAAACTTGCACTTAGATCCAAGATCTAAATCAAGTATCAGAGGACAAAACTATATTGCTCAAGGTGACACTGTAACTGTTAAAGGTACGAAAACTAGAAAACCTGTAAAAGCTACTTGGTACTAACATGTGGTTATCGGCAATTAAATTAGCCGTTTCTGCTGGAAGTAAAATTTACGCTAATAAGCAGAGAACTAAAATGGCTATGTCAGATGCACAATTGATGCATGCACAAAAAATGGCTCAAGGCCAAGAGGCTTACCAAGGAAAATTATTAGAGGCGCGTCAGTCGGATTGGAAGGACGAGGCGGTTTTGATAATTTTAAGTTTGCCCGTGTTGGTGCTTGCTTGGGCAGTCGTATCGGATGATCCGTCTGCTATGGACAAGGTAAAATTGTTTTTCGATATGTTCTCTCAACTCCCGTCATGGTTCACAAATTTGTGGATCCTTGTCGTGGCGTCGATATATGGTATAAAGGGAACTCAAATTTTTAGAAACGGAGGAAAAAAATGAGACAAAACGGAATAAGATCAAATGTCAGATTTCCAACTGGAGCATCTGGTATGAAAAAAGGTGGTTCTGCTAAAAAGAAAAAGCAGGGTTACAAAGATAGAAAAGACGAATCTATTGCTATGAGAGTTAAGAAGAAAAGAACTGCTAAACAGTTAAAAGCTTCTGCTGATGATTCATATGGCAAGTTTGGTTCTAAAGCTAAAAAGTCTGGTAAAATAAACAAGTAATGTTTAAAAAATTAAAACATTTTATTTGCAAACTATTTAATATCAAAGCATGTATGTGTGATGAAGTTGATGAGCATATAGAATTTTTTACAAAAGTACCTGAACCGGATACACCGGTTCATAAACCAAAACATTGTGGATCGCATACAAGATTTATAAAATCTTGCCATCAATGTCTTGCAATAATACAATAAAGGAGAAACTATGCCCGGAATGAAAAAAATGATGATGATGAAAAAAGGTGGAAAAGCTAAAAAGAAAAGTAAATTTCCAGATCACTCAGGTGATGGTAAAATTACTAAAAAAGATATCTTAATGGCAAAAGGAATAATTCCTAAAAAGAAAAAAATGAAGAAGGGAGCTAAATAATGGCAAAAGCAAAAGGACTCTACGCGAATATTCACGCGAAAAAAAAGAGAATCGCTGCAGGCTCAGGTGAAAAGATGAGAAGACCTGGAGCTAAAGGTGCACCGACTGCTGCTAATTTTAAAAGAGCAGCGAAGACAGCTAAAAAACCTAAAAAGAAAAAGGCGTAATGTTTAAATCACCTAACGCTGGTCAAACTGCATTAACGTTGCAACATGCAACGTCTCCAAGAGCTGGTTATAAACCACCTCCAGGACATAATGCAGACGGTTATACAATGGCCGAAAGAGTGACAATGGCTAAAGGTGGTAGAAGCGAAAAACCTATAAGAAAAACTACCGGTAAAGGTGGTAATTATAGAAAAACAAAATCTGGAGCTGGAATGACAGCGAAAGGTGTAAAAGCTTACAGGGCAGCAAATCCTGGAAGTAAATTAAAAACAGCCGTGACTGGTAAAGTGAAACCAGGATCTAAAGCTGCAAATCGACGTAAGTCGTACTGTGCAAGAAGCGCAGGCCAACTCAAACGATCATCTGCAAAAACACGTA